TGTGGTCTGCAAGCTGTTGCTGAACCCTGAAGAACTGCGAGAGATTCGCCGCCAGATCAGCCACAACTCTACCTTCATCCCAAATTTCGGCCTCTGCCTTTTTTGCTTTGGCTGCAACTGGAGTTGCGGTGGGCTTGGGCTTTTTCTTCTTGAAGAACCCAAAGAATCCACCCACTTCTTCAGCAATAGCAGTGACCTCTTTAACAGTCTTTTGGGCTGCGGCAACAGTTCCCTTGACCTCTTTATAGAGTTCACAACCTTTGCGAATAGCTGCGACACAGCCATTTGCCATCGCCAGAAGGGTAAGAGGATCAATCTTATGCCCCTTACATTAACCCACGGGCTTTCATTTCAGCCTCGTATTCCATGAGAGATGGGATAGGCGCTGTTTCTTGTTCCGCAGAAGGCATTTCTGGGCCAACAGTTTCCAGCATTGGGCCAGCACGAACGCCACCAATAGCCAAGGCTTTTGCAAGAGTTTGAGTTGCCCCAATAGCCTTATCCAAAGTTGTTTTTGGCTTTGACAAATCAAGCATTGCTTTTCTGTAATCTGGGCTATAGATAACATCAGCAAATGCCTTTGGGCTTGCAATGATGTCCCTAATTAACGGGATGATTTCTCTTGCTTGGAGCCTTGTTCTTGCACTTCCACCCAACGCGCCAGTAATGCCATAAGCCTCGCCAGAGGAAATCCCAGGCACTCCAGCGACAGATTCAGTTTGAAGTGTCCTACGCATCCAGTTCATTGCAAGTCTTGCATCAGTAGCGTCTTTTGCATTTGGAAATAGATTGGCAAAATCACTGCTTTTTTTATCAAGTTCTTTGAGTGCAATGTTTATATTAAATGTTGGATCATTTATCGCCCCACCTTTGGCTTGTGCAACAGATAAAACATCATCAAAATTCATCCTGCGAATTGTGTTTAAAACTTCATTCACTTGAGAATTAGGACTGTTTTGCATCACTTCAACAAGAAACTGTTGCTGAGATGGAGGCATCTTTTTTAGCTTGGCAAGTTCAACTTCTGGAACCAAGTCAGTAACATTTTGAACATCAAATGCTTTTGTCAGTGGTCTATCAGAAAACTGCTCAATTTTTTGGATGTTTTGTCTAAACTTATCACGGGCATCGACAAGTTTATCTGCGCCAGGAACTCCAGCATCAATTGCTTCATCAAGAGAATTTTTAAACCCGTTTAACACCGATATTGCAATTCCTTTTGCTTGACCAGGAGCAACACCCTCAAAGATGTTTCCTTTGCCAAAATCTGCTTTTCCAGAATATGCTGCTTCACCCCATGCAGACAGGTTTTTCTGCAATCGATCAATGTTTATTTTTAAGTTTGACGCAGGAACAGCAGGAGTAACTGTTACAGATGCTGGAGCGCCAGTTGGCCCAAGAATTGTCGATGGGGTTGTAACTGATGGAGTTGCTGGAATTGCATACTCATCAATAATTTTTTGTAAAGCATTTCTAACTGGGTCAAGTGCTTTTACTTCTATTGGTATTTCGCCCAACTTAGATTGAATAACTGAAACAACTGGAGTTGTATCAATTAATCCACCAGCACTTTTTGCGGCACTAAAGTCTTTTGCAGCGTCACTTCTTAGTCTTGAAGAAAGCGATTTGCCATAGTTGTTAAAAGAAGAAACAACTGCTTGAACAGCATCTGGTGGACTCAGTGTTTTGTCGCTTGCTTTGTTAAACAAGTTTGTTAAAAAAGATTCAACATCATAAGCCTGTGCCTTCTTGAACTCAGATGGCAATGCTCCTGTTGATGGTTCAGCAGAAATTCGTGCTTCTGTTGCCAATTGCCCTCTGCCTAATCCAAGTTCACCAGGAGTAAGTCTTCCCACTCTTGCTAACTCACTTGTTTCTGCTGTTTGAGGGAAAAGACCTGCTGGCTTTGTCATTTGTTGACCAGCAACAGTAAGCCCACCTTTGGCAACATAAGGAGACATTTGCAAGGCCAATTGAGCAACTGGACTATCTGGAGCAACTTGTTGTGCAAGAACTCCAGTTGTTCCAGCGGTTCCAAATTCTCCAATAGTTCCTCTAACTCCTCTACCAAACAATCCTGGTACACCAACGGCAGTTAATGCCGCAGCAGGAGCGCCACCCTCTCCAAATTCATAAGCACCACGATACCCTTGAATTGATTGAATGTTAACGCCAGTAAGGTCTTTTAACGCATTTGCAATTCCTGCGCTAGAAAAAGCATTTGGGTCTTTGCTTCCTTTTAGGTAGTCATACAGGTTCCCCCATCCACCAACAAGACTGACAATGCCTTTAGCCGAACCTTTAAGCAAAGATTCACCAAACTTTTTAAATTCAGAAACTCCACCTTCTTCTGGATCAAAAACAGATTGACTAGAGGTTGTCAATCCTCTGCGTTGCATTTCTGCTTCAACATCTTGTAGGCTGCTCATGGTTTTTTGGCTTTCAATTTGTTAAATTGATTCATCAACTCTTCATTGCTTAACTCTGATAAAGGCTTTGGAGCATTTGCGCCTAAATTAACAATTGGAATTGTTGGGACATATCCTTTAAGCCCTTTATTTTCTCTTGCATAGGTTTCCAATCTAGTTGTTTCATCAACAATTCCTTGATTCTTTTTAACCATAAACTCAATAAGTTGCTTACGGGCTTGTGGGCTATTTTCCAGTTGAGGAACAAGACTTTGGATAAATTCACGATCTGCATTCGAAAATCCTGATCCAAGTCTTCCACCAAGAGTAGCAAGAATTACATCGCCCGCAGTCTTTTGATAATTTTCAGATTTTGCAAGTACATCTTGATCCTTAGCACTCGTAAGACCAAGTGTATTAAGCAAGTTTGTTGCTCCTACTCTGCCACTTGCAAAAGAACCGCTAATCAACGCATTTTGGTCAAGTTGATTCAATCTCTTTAATGAGCCTAAAGCGGCAAGAGCTGAATTTTTTGTTTCCATTGAACTTGCAACGGCTTTTGCATCAAGTTTTCCAAGTTCTTTAACAAATTCATTTTCTCCAGCATCTACTTGAACTTTTGTAGTTGCCGTTGTTCTATCAACGCCACCAACATAAGGAACACGCATCTGCTTGCCATCTGCGCCTTTTTGGTAGATGAATTGCTGGTCTTGATTTACATCAAGGTAAACAGGCTCTCTGCTTCCCATTGCAACACCAACTTCTTTTACATTCCCAACCTTTGGCTCTTTTGCTGTCAATCGCTTTAATTCTTCTTTATATCTTTCAGTATATTCTGGTGATCCAACAGGAAATTCAGCGGCGGCAATAGCCCTAGCATTTTTTATTGGATCAGTTGTTGGCTCTGCCACAGGCTTTTCAATAAGTTCTAAGTCTTGAATGTTGCCACTCTTTGCATACAAAGCAATGCTTGCTGGATAATGTTTACCAGCCCGTATCAACTGCTGGATTGGGTCAACGCCCTGTTTTTCAAACATTCTTTGTTTTGCTAACGCTACTTCACTAGCGGCTTTACGAGAGATATTTGAAACTTCTAATGCGCCTTGAGTGTCTCCAATTTGCTGTAAAGCACCTGCATACTGAGCAAGACCATCTGGAGTGCTTACATCAAACTGTCGTGCCAATGCATTGCGTTGGCTAATCAGACGCATCTGAGGGTCTTCTACACCCATCAATCCACCCAAGGCTTGACCTGCCTGTTGACCAGCACGATACAACCCAAAAGTTGCCTGTGCCCGTGGATCAGCTTGAGCAAACTCCATTGCTTGCTTTTGACGCATCAAGTCACGCTGTTCTTGATATAACTCAGGAGTTACCCCAAACAAACTTCCAACAATATCTGTTGCCATGATTTATCCTTAGAAATTAGCGTTTGTATCAAGTTGGCGGGTATTGGTTCCATAACCTGCGCCACTATTTAACCACTGTGCCAACGCTTGTTGTGCTTCAGGGCTATTTGCCAAGCCTGTCAATGCGGTTCCAAAAGGACTAACACCAGATGCCGCCTGAGTCGTTCTAGCACCCAACAGACCACCTTGCAACAAGGTTTGTCCAACATTAGCACCAGCCTGGGCAGACCTGCCACCTAACTGTGCGCCAATATCCAAAGGTGCTTGACCCAAGGACTCAAGTGATGAACCCACACCAACACCAGTGCTGAAGGGTGCATAAGCACCCGTCAAGCCTTGCGTATAGCTTCCAAGTAAACCAGCACCAGAGCCTAGCAAACCAGCACCAAACTGAACCTGTTGTTGACCAGCTTGAGTTGCCTGTGCCGCCAATGCCGCATCTTGTTGTGCCAAGGCGTTGTAGTAGGCTTCCATTTCAGGAGATGCCGCACCCAAACCACCAGCACCACTTGGACGCATACCAGTAGCACCCACAGACAAGCCACCACGACCAGTATTAAACAACTGGTTTTGCAACTGAGCAAACTGACGCTCACGGCTAGGGGCCAACAAGTTTTGTTGCCTTGCCATGTAGTCAGCGGCGACCTGTTCAGGAGACTGAGCTAGATACTGTTGACCAAGGCCAAACAAGCCCTGTGCGCCAGTAGTCAAAGGAGCATATCTACCACCAGCTTGTTCTGCCTCAGTCAAACCTTGCCCAGACAAAGCCATGATGCGGTCTTGCATCGCCTTGAGTTCTGGTGTTAACTGATAACCAGCAGATTTAAGTTGACCCGTTACAGGATCAAAATCAAACTGTGATGCGCCAAAGCGAGTGGTAACACCAACAGGACGAAACCTCTGAGCCTCTGCCGCTGTTGCCGCCGCATCTCTCATTGCTTGGGCAGAGATTCGTGCAGCCTCTACATTGGCCTGACTTGTTAGCAATCCACCAGCAGCACTAACACCAGCGCCAATCAATCCTTTTGTAACATTTGGATTTGATTGAAAAAACTTCAATACATTTCCAACTGTTAGCCCAGATTCTCTTGCTGTTTCTCGCGCAGTTTCGGCTAATTGATAATCGTATGGATTGAACTCTGGATCACCAATACTGTATTGATATTGACCCGTGGTTGGATCAATTACCGCATAAGGATCGTCACTAATTGTTTCGTCTGCCATATTTCCTCCAGTATTTCCAGTAATCGGTGTTTGCGGCAGTGCCGTTGGTATGTCAAATCCAGAATTATCTGGAATGTCAGTTGTTGTATCAAATGCAGTTGTGCTTGGTGGAATTGTTGACTCATAAGGAGCCAACTGATTCTGCAAATCTTGTTGTCCAGCAAGGGCCTGTTGTTCAGTGGGAACAGTTACTCCTGAGTCTGGTCTAAGAGAATCAAGTGCAACACCTTGGACAGCACTGGTAACAGCTTGTTCTGGATTCTTTCCAGCAAGCAATCCACCAGCAGTTCCTTGAGCAACCTGTCCAGCAACAGTTGAACCAGTTGCACCAGCAACACTAGAGCCAATACCTAGTTGACCAGCAATAGTTTGAGCCGCATAATTTGTTGCAGTCTTTTCATCACCACTAGCAATTGCACCAGCAGTAACGCCACCAGCAACAGCAGTTCCAAGACCGGGCAGTCCATACGCTGCACCGACAACATCCAATGCCAGCGGAAGAATTGGGCCAGCTTTTAATATCTCTCTGCCAAGACCAGCCAACAATCCACCGCCACTGCTGTAGGTATACCCAATAATTTCGCGCCCAGTTGCTTGACGATAGGTATACTTTCCTGATGGCTCAACGTAACCATTTTCACCATAATAAACTGGTTGTCCTTGGTAGTTACCAATGCCTTTAATAGGCCCAGTTTGCTGCGGATTAAATTCTGCTGCACCAGCACTTAAAATTGGTTCTGCAATAGCAGCTGGCGCAAGAAAACCTTTTGTTGATCCTTGCATTTGATCTGAAATAAATTTTCCAACATCAAATGAACCAAATTCAGTTCCAGAAATATCTACATATTCAGAGTTATTTTTTAAAGAAGAAAGCAGATCAGGATTAAGAAATCCTACATACGCTCTACCTTGATCTCCAGATGTTGCGCCTTTTGTAATTCTGTCTTCTGGAATAAATATGTACGACTTCCCGCCAACATCAAAATTCAACCCCATGTTTAACGGGGCTGCATCACCTGCTTTTCCAGCAAAATAGACAGGAACTCTCCCGCTAGTATCTAGCGTTCCAAACTTTGATGTTTGTATGGATTGAGCCATTAGACAGTGCCGTTAGCCACGATGTTACCCAGCACAGTCAGGTTGCCGGAACTGTCAATCTTCATCACATCTGTTCCTGAGTGACGAATAAGTAGATTAGACCCACTCTCAACAAAGCTGAAATTGGTGAAGGTTCCATCTACCTTGGTTGCAATGGCAGTGGAAATGTTAGTGAACTCAGTATCAATCTCAGTTCCCTTAACAACCTTGCTTGCATTCCCTGGCGACAAAGCATCTTTAGCCGCAAAGTTGGTGGTTTTGGTGTAATTTGCCATGTTTCTTCCTTAAACCAGTTTGCCATTCTTGGCTTGAATCTCAATCTTTTGAATGCTCACAGGATACCCATTGATCTGCACTTCATAACCCGTCTGCACAGTCTTGCCAGAACCTGATGTTTGACCAACCAAAGTCTGCAAAGAAATACCATCTGAGTAGTAGGCAACAGGAACACCATTTGCCCCATACTCAGCAGTACCATATTCAGCAACAGTAGACTGCGGAATTTGCAATGTGGTGGCGTAATACTGACCCGTGAAGTCATATCCCCACTTGATGATGAATCCTTGGCTTGAACCACCAATCACCACCACAGCAATGCGCTTCAGGATGGATGTGACATTGGCCGCACCCAAGTCAGCATAAGTGGTGAAATACTGCAATCGGTATGTGCTTGCATGGTCAAGATAGGTTCCATACTTGCCCACATAACCATTCTTGCCAATCAGCAAGTCTCCATTGCGTTTAGCAAGGAAAGCAGTTGGTGTAATGGAATCCCATACAGTTACCCGTGAAGAACCATCTTGCAAAGCCGCCTTGGTGTCAAAGCAGTAGGTCTGGGTTGCAGTTGGGAAGTTAATCAGGTAGAAAGCATTTGACTCTGAGTAGACTGCCTTGATGTTTGCCAATGTCTCAGCATTCACAATCGTCATCAAGTCATCACGCACATTCTTAGACAAGTCCCGCAAAGGGGCAGACTTCTCCTGAATGGTTCTAAGCAATGAACGCACACCACTGTTTGACAAGAAAACCACATCACTGCCTGTGTTGGCAATAGAGTCCCTTGCAATGCAACCAATATTGCTGATGGTGTCACTTAGAGACAGACTTGATGGGGTAGTTGCATTTGCATAAATCAAGACTTGACGCTTGCCAAAGATAAACAAGAATCCATTGTGAGCCGCTAATCCTGTGATCTCATCAGACCCATTGGGCCATACCCGTGAGATGTCCAAAGAACCAGCAGTTCCTGTTGACCAGATGTGCCCTGCCAGCAAGTCAGAGAAATAGACAGTTACAGTGTCAGCAGTGCTACTAGCAGTCCACAAGCGACCATAGGCAGAGATAACAATGTTGGTTTGTGGAGCAGTCGCAACATAACCACTTTTCTCGCTCACACGCCTGTATGTGGTGGTACTTACAGCAGGGTCATAGATCAGCGGGTCATAACCTGACTGAAAGAAATATGTGATTCCATTTAAAGAAGCACAATGCCAGTTGCTTGCGGTAATGGTGGGGCCAGTACCTCCCCCCCCATAGGTCAACTCAACAACACTCGCACCACTCAGTTTAAACAGCTTGTTGTTTCCAGCAAACAGAACAGTCAAGGTTCCATCAGTCTGCACTAACTCATGGATGACTGTTACATTATTTGCACCAAGGTTGCCAGAGGATGTGTTAACCCTTGAAAAGCCTTTACGAGAGCCAATGCGCCCGTACTGGTCAATCACGCAGTTTGTTGCAATCGCAGCGTATCCAGCCGCTAAATCAAGCGGAGAGTCCTGTGTGTTCAACCCAAAGAAGCCTGGGGCTGAGACAGAGAAAGTCTGGATTTGTTGGCTCATGTTGATACAAATTGCTGATTTTCTGGATACCGATTTGCCTCTAAAGCAATGTAGTCAGATAGCATGGATCGGAACAATGTGTATGCCTCTGATGAAGACAATCCACCATCTTCACCACGCTCAACCAATGCCCTGGCATAAGCACCTTGAGCAACAACTACATCAGGCACAAGAACAACAGTGCTGTCAGATGCCAAAGTTGCCTGGGGTATTGTTAGACTGAATTTCAATGTGTATACGCCATCAGGAATTGGGAACAAACTGACTTTGGTGTTGTAAGAGCCATCTATGCCATCAAAGGTAAATTCTGTAGGAATTGAGTTGACCAAGGGCAAAAAGTTCTGTTTGCGGTTCATGTCCACAAATGTGATGTTAGTCAAACCAACATTACTGGTTGTGTTGATGGCATCCATCACCTGAAACTTTTGACCAGCACCAGTGAGTGAATATGATGGGGTTGAAGCCACAGTAGTCACAGTGATGGTCTGCCCCAAAGAATTCCAACCAAAAGAATCTTCTACTTGACGTTTTGCATCGTTTACAAACTTTGCAACCAAAGTGGAATAGGTGGTTTCGTTGTAAGTGGTTACAACAGGCTCACGCAAGCGGATCAACACATCGTTGACAAGTTCTAGTAGTGTCATGCTCTTGCCAACCCTTCTTGTTCAAATGTGGCTATAAAACTGAATGTGCTTCCTGCCTGAGTAGTTATTTTTATCTTGTCATCTTCTTCTAAAACAATGTAGGCATTGCCATCAAACTGCAAATATTGTTTTGATGTGAAATCGTAACTAGTCAATATATCAAGTGTTGTACTAGCGCTTGCATCAAACCACTGAACAGTTATATGCTTGGTAGACTCACCTGTATTGTGTATATACATTACAGTGAATTTGGCGTAATAGCCCTTTGGACAGGTATAGACTGTTGTGTCTACTGCCGCTGTAGGACTAAAACCAACTGATAATGCTCTCATTTCGCCTTTGCCTTGTTCCTTGCGGATATAGCTTTAGCTTTTGCCTTTGCGTCAGCCTTGGAGTTTGCACCCCATGCCTTTAGCGAAAGAAGCAGTCTCGTTGGTTCACCATTCTTGAACTCAGGGCCATCATTGCCAGCCATTCGAGCCAAGAAACTTGCTCTGCGAGGGTTGTCCCCCGACTTTACTGGTGCTTTGAGATTGCCACCAGTTTCTGCATTATAAGATGCTCTCCCCTTGGCATTCAACCCACCTTTTGGATTTTGCCCAGCTTTTGTTTGCCAAACAGGAGATTTCATCTACTTCACCTTTTTAACCTTCTTTGCAGTCTTTGCAGCTTGTTTAAAGTCAGCAGCAGTAGGTGCGGCCTTAGACCCCACCTTGTTCATCTTTTCGCCAGAACCAGCTTTTATCCTGGCTTGTTTTGCGTGGATGTTGGCATAAAGTCCAGTTTTCATTTCATCTTCTTCTTGGGTTTAGTCATGCCAGCTTCAGACAAAGCAATGGCAATTGCTTGCTTACGGGAAGTCACTTCTGGCCCCTTTTTAGACCCAGAATGCAGACTGCCAGTCTTGTATTCGTGCATGACTTTCCCAACTTTTTTAGCCGCTTTGGTCATTTTCATAGCATTTCCTTAGTAGACAATCTTAGCCGTGATGGTTCCAGTGACATAAACAGTGCAGTTAGCCCGTAGATATGTCGGTGCATTTGCAATGGTTACGATGCCATTAGCCGTCAATGCCGTACCAATTGTTGACCAATTCGTACCATCTAAGCTACCTTGCAAGGCTACAGTTGCACTGGTAATACCAGAAACTTGCAGGAATGCAGGTTGACCAGCATCTGCCTGAACTGCTTGAGATGCGCCAGTTGCAGTAACTGCGCTCAAAAGGGTGATGGGAGTTGTTAATGATGCCATTATTTACCTCTAGTTGATTTCTTCATCATGTTGGTAGCAGTACGCTGACCCTTTTTAGGGAGCATCTTAGGTTTCCCAACTGCAACCATAAAGGTAATAGATGGTTCGCCACGCTTTCTAGCGCCTTTTACAGCTTCATTTGCGTCTTTATATGTTTGTGTCTTTTTCATGGTTTTTCCTTGGTTATTGGCCCACCAGACTTCCAGGCATCACAGGTGCGGGCCGCTGCACAGGTGAATTGAAACAGATCACAGTATCCCAGGTTAGCCGCCTTGACAAAGTTCTCGTCATAGGACAACTCACCCTCATTTTCATCCTTTTCCAGACCAGATTTGATGCACTCCATCATCTTTGGAGTCTGAATAAAAGCGGCACAGTTCCCACATCTCATGCCCTTGATGACAGAGGTAGGAGCGTTATACATCTTGGCCTTTTTCAACCAGAAAGCATCATTTGCTTCATCAGGGTTGGGTGGGCCATAACCAAACTCTTTGAATGCGTTATTCCTGTTTTTCAGGTTAACAGTTATATCCTGAGTGGCAATAGGGCACGACACTCCTGAGAGCAAGCCTTTCATTTGAACAGCCTCTCACCAACATAGGTAAGTATGCCGCCAACAGTGGATGCAATGGTCATTCCCATCCAGAATCCACCTTTACTCTTGTTTGCCAACTCAAGCAAAGCCTTCACATCTTTGCTCAAAGAGTGAACTTCTGTCTGGAGAGCCTCAACTTGAGCCTCCAGTCTTCCAAAATCTCTAGCGTCTATATCAGACATTTGCAACTTTCCTTGGGCGACCCATGCGCCGTACAACTGGCGGCATGAAGGGAGTATCTGTCCTCACTTCATCAGGAATGTCAGACACTTCTTGTTCATCAATACGAACATAACCCTGATGACCCTTCATTGAGTCAATGTCATGTTGCAAGGTAAAACTCACTGTGTTACCAGATTGAAGACAACGAAAAGTAGCCATTTGAACCCTTAAATAAGAAAGGGGGGACTAGCCCCCCAATCTTTAAGACAAAGCCCTAGCAGCCACAAGACGAATCTTGCAGGATGCCAAGTCTACAGTGCTACCAGATTCGTTTTGGACACGAATGCTAATAACATTTGCAGCAGAGATATAAGCAGTTACGCTCATACCAACTTCATCTACGGCAAAAGAACAACCCAAGACCATATCGCCCAACGCTACGCCAGGAACGGCAACAGTTTCGGTTTCACCCGCACCATCAACCAAAGAACCAGCATCAAGCGTTGCGACAACAAACCAAGTGTCGCTAAAAAGCCCACGGAAAGTTTCATTGTCCCTTGCGGAAACAACAGCGGTAGCAGCAGCCATTTTGATTTCTCCTAATTAGGTTAAAAAAGTCCCCCCACCACTAGGGCAGGGGGCGCAACTGCAATTAGGCGGGAACCAAAAGTGCAAACATAGATGCAGATTTGGCTGCACTTACGCTTGCGGCTGAACGCAGAATCTGAACGCCATACAAGGTATCAGAGGTAAACAGAGTAGCCAAATACTCTTGTTTGTACTGAACTTGTGAGCGAACAGCAACCTGCTCAACCAAAACCACTGCATCACGATGACCCATGATACAAACCCGTGCGGCAGCAGAACCTGATGCAGTGTCGCAATTGCTTGAGACAAACACAGGGATGCCGTACAGGTTACCGATCTCACCAGTGCGAATGGTAGAGTTAGTACCGCCCACAAAGGCTTGCTCAGTGTAACGAGCCAGACCCATCAGGGTGTTGCGACTTGATGGAGGAATCAAGAAGAAACGCTGGTCCATTGGGGTATCGGTGTCATCCAAACGCTGAATGGTGCGGCGAATGGCGGCATCGGTCAGTGCTGACTCATTGTTGCTTGCGGCAACATAAGCAGTCGTACCATCACCACCAATAAACGCACCAGTTGCGTAAGCATTAGTACCAGCACCACCATTGGTTGAGCGACCCAACTGAACCAAGTCGGTATCAACTTGTTTAGCCAGGGCATAACCAGCGTCACTGGTGTAGAAGTTACGCAACGAGTTGAGTGCTTGGGCCTCGACAATATCCTCAATCAAGCGGCTATATTCATAGTGCTTGTTGATCGACACGTTTACTTCAGACTCAGTAGCAGCAATCAAAGTGACTGCGGCTTCTGCGGCCTTGGCAGATGCTGAACCACGGGTAGGTGCGGGGATATGAATCGTATCGCCCTTCTTGCCCTTGAAGTTCATCTTCATAACGAGGTTAGCAAGAACCAAGTTTTTCTTGTAAGCAGCAACAATCTCATCACTCCAAATGTCAGGAATGAATTTGTCTGCTGTAGTTACTGTCACCGAATTGGTGGGGGAAAATGCTGTTGCCATGTTGTTTCTCCTAAGAAACGAAAGTTAAGTTACTTAACCCGTCCATCTGCGTATGCTTGCATGATTTCACCACTCAAAGCATCGTATCTGTCAGGTTCTGTCATCTTCAGCCGAATCAGGTCAGCCCGTCTGTAAACCCTCTTTGAACTCTCACCAGTTCCACCAACATCCACTTGTGCGGCCTTCATGCTCTGCTTCCTGGCGGTTTCACCCGCTTGTTCAGTCTGCTTTGACTTGACACCACGCAACTGCTTGTAAGTAGACAGCAACTCATTGGCACTATCGTAATCGAACTCACCATCTGCTTTTGCATACAGACCAAGGCGAACAGGCGAGGATTTCACCCAATTCACAAAGTCCTGATCTTGAGCAATCTGACTGTAGTCGGGATGCTCTTGCGTTAGCTTCTGCTGAATCTGCATCCTTTTGAAATCCACACCCGCTTGACGGGCTGCGAGAACATCAGGATGATTATCAATAGTCTTCTGAACTGCCTTCTGTGGATTCTCAAAGAAATCTACTTCAGGCTCTTCCTCTTTAATAGTCTGTTGCTTTGAACTGAGGTTCTGCTTTATGAGTTCATCAGCGAGTTTCCTTACCTCTCCCACTTCTTGCGCTTGCTTGCCAATTAGCTTCTCAGCTTCTTGGTGCATCCGCACAATGTCTTCCAGACTTTTATCCCTGTACTTGTCAGGGAGTCCAGGACTTGCTGGCGCAATGGTGTCAGACAGCTTGGATTCTTCAGCTTCTAACTCACTCTTCATCTCAGGTTCTTGGTCAATCAACATATTATCCCTTTTTCCTGCCGTTTCGGTTGTAGGAGAATCAACTCGGCGTTTATGCTTGTGAGTTGTGCTTTTGCTCCCACTTCAACTGATCTAGGTGTTTTTTCTCGAACCTTCCATGCTCTGATGGGAAAGAACCAGACCACCCTTCTAGTTTGAAGTTTGGAGCAGAAAGAATGCGGTTGGCTGTTTCACCACATTCACACCTAAAACTGATCGACTCATAATCAGTCAGTCTTTCGGTTTTATGCCCGTTTGCACAGGCAAAATCAAACATTCTTTTCATTGAGTTCCTCGTATGCTCTCTCGCTTGCCTCTTTCAAGGTTTTCAGCCAAGTTAGTATAGAAAGTTCACCTTTTTTGAATTGTAGGCTTTGTTCATCAGAAATCACAGATATATTATTCAAGGATGCAATCATGGTGTCAATATCCTCCACCAAGTCTTTCCACCCATCACTTCCCATCATTGAGAAGCGATCTTCATAATATTTCTGGAGTTCTGGGGTCATTAAGCACCTTTAAGCGCGGCTACATCGGATTGCAGTTGGGTTATCAGGGCTTGTTGTTCTTGAATTGCCGCCGTCAGAGTTGCAACCAAAAATGATGTGTCAATGCCTTGCGGTTTTATATTTCCATCAGCATCCACTGCGTCTTTTTCGCCAGTAACACACTCAGGAACAATGGCTTGCAATTCGTGGGCAATAAATCCCTGACTTTCTAAGCCGTTTACCTTCCACTTGTAGGTAACTGGCTTGAGTGCCGCAACTTTGGCAAGCGCACCCGTCATGGGGGAGATACTTTCTTTTAGGCGATAATCAGACGATGTTGCATAAGTAGTTGTAGAACCACTTGTTTGAATTGCCCCAACATTTCCATTACCATTTATAAAAAGCAGCATATTAAAAGTGCTAGTAGAAGTACCTGCGCTAATAATATTTGCATAACTAAGCATATTGGTAGATATTTGTACGCCCCTTACGGTTGAAGATACCTCACTTGTAGCCCCGAACAGAAAATTCGTACCATCAAACACCAACGCAGTGCCCGTGGTCAGCACCTTTGAGCCATTGAGATAGGCCACACCATTGGCTGTGCCGCCATTGTGAGTAATAGTCGATGATGTAGTTAGGGTGGTTACAGATGCAGTACTTGGAGTAGTTGCCCCCAAAGTACCATTCATTGCCGCACCTGTTAGCGTCTTATTGGTCAGCGTGTCAGTTGTTGCCTTACCAACCAAAGTGTCAGTAGCCGCAGGAAGCGTCAAAGTGGTAGTGCCAGCTACCGCAGTTGCCGTGACTGTAGTAGTCCCTGATGTGGTTCCAGCAAGAACAAGTGTTCCAGAACCTAGTGTTGAGGTTGCCATAATTTTCCTTTAAGGTGTTCCATTGGAGACAATGTTTGCAGAAGAGGTAATCAATCCAGTTGAAGACATTGATGCAATTGTCGTTGCCCCATACTTGAATATCAACTTTCCACCACTTTCTTCAATCGTGAAGTTTGTAGTCAATAGTTTAGGGGTAGATGCCGCAGTTCCAGTAGTGTTCTGGTTGAATGTTGGGAATGAAGTTAAAGATGCCGCTGATCCCGTGGGAGCCAACACATCAGTACCAATCGCCAATCCAAGATTTGTCCTGGCCCCAGATGTAGTAGTTGCACCTGTACCACCATTCAAAACCGCAACAGTACCCGTCACATTAGATGCTGTGCCTGTGGTGTTCTGGTTGAAAGTAGGGAAAGAGGTCAGACTTGCAGCCGAGCCACTTGGAGACAGAACATCAGTCCCAATAACCAACCCTAGATTAGTTCTGGCATCACCAGCAGTAGATGCACCTGTACCGCCATCAGCAACTGCCAAATCTGTGATACCCGTGATTGAACCACCAGTGATAGAGACATTGCTTGATGCTTGAGTAGCAATTGTTCCTAAACCACCAATGTCAGCAGTGGTCAGAGTAACAGCGCCAGTACGCCCTGCAACTGAAATAACCAAGTTTGTCTGGTCAATCTTTTGCCAAGCAGTGCCGTTGTAGATTGCCCAATCTCCTGTTACCCAATCAGTGATGTTATTGAGGTTGGTTGAGCCAGAAACACTGACCACATAGTAATAGTTGCTTGTGCCTGAACTTGATGTAAGCGTAGGCGTGTTTGTGGATGCGTTCCAAGTTCCCTGATAGCTTAAACCACCGCTGATAGCACTGATTTCAGCCTGGAGGCTTGTCAGAGTATCAAGTACAGACTGAGAAGTACCGCCACCATTGGTAATAACTTTGATGCGTTCAGCAACATCAAAAGGAACAACCTCACCAACATTGATCTCACGACCATCATCAAGAGTGATGACAAGGCTACCATCAAAATCAATGCGAGCAGAGGCAACACCAGTGCCGTCAGAACCATCAACTCCATCACGCCCAGGCGAACCATCTCTACCTGTTGCGCCCGTTGCTCCTGCTGGCCCTTGCTTGCCATCTCTTCCATCTTTGCCATCTTTGCCATCCTGTCCATCTTGTACAGAGGCAACTTTGCTCTGAATCTCGCCATTCAACTGAGCAAACTTTTGCTCCATGTCTGACTTGATCTTCTTCAAGCCTTGGATAACAAGTTCAGCCCCTTTGCCAATAGACTCGCTCTTGGCCTTGGCAATCTTCTCAGCGGCAGACTGTTGCAAAGCAGTAATGATCTCCATCTGCTGTTCAGCAGAGATTCCATCAATTCCTAGCTTACGCTCAAGATCAGCAATGTCCATTTAAGTCAATTCCCTAGAAAGACGATTGAGAAACTCATCTTCAACGCTCGACATTTTGCCCTTCTTGTCTGCCATTTGCAACTCGACAATCTTGGACTTGTTCTTAATGTCAGCTTCTTTCAGCATCAATTCAGCAATCTTAACCCGCTTGTCAAACTCTTTTGAACCAGCATCATCTTGGTTTGGCAGGTTCTTAGTCATTGCCGCCATGTTCTTGGCTTGCACTTCTTGAGGCATCAACTGAGCTTCAATAGACAACTTCTGAGCTTCTGCACGATTTTGTTCAGCTTGAGTCGTATTAACAGCAATTTGAGCCTGTGCAGCTTGCATAGCCAACTGCTGTTGCATTTGTTGCATTTGCTCTGCTTGCGGGTTGGGCTGGCTCATCTTGTCTAACTGTTCCATCAGTTCATAGCGGTTGGTCAGAGAAGAATTAGCCAAAACACCTTTTAGAATCAGTGGCAACACAGGAGTGTTGGGGCCAAGGGTCTGAAGCAAGCCAATGAACATCTGTTGCTCATGCTCACGGGCAATGATGCCAAGGGTGGCAGTAGGAATGAAGGTCATGTCCACAGAAGGGTAACGCTCTGGGTCAAACTGCATATACCTGAAAGCCGCCTTCTGGATGAAGGGAATCAGGAAGTCTTCTTGGAAGTTCACCAGAGTACGCTTGTACTTCTTGATGATGGTGGCAACAGCCATAGACATACCACCTTGGCCCATGTCTCTAGCACCAGCACTGACCATTCCTTGAGAGTCCAAAGTTCCCGTGGATTGCAGAAGCATTCGCTCGAAATCCTTGGCAGTGGCTAGGTTGTTGCCATCAGTCTGCCCGAACTTGAAGGGATACAGAATCTCTGAAGGTGCGCCATTGGTAAGAATGGCCTTCCCAGGCTTGACTTCAAACTTAGCACCACGGGGCAGACGGGTTGCATCCATTGCAATCATGGGGCTGGTGGTCAGCGCCAATGAATCCAAGTGAGAACGAATCTGAGCATCAATAGCCTTTTGCATATTGAAGGCTTTTTCCACTGTGCCACGCCCAAGCAGACGATTGGGAACAGTGTCATCTTGGTAGGTCAGAACAGGGCGATCCTTCATCATGTAAGGATTTGCCTCTGCTTTGAGCAACTGCCCATCGTTGGCAATTACGACAATGGCCTCAACCATGTCTGAATATTCTTCAGCAGCGGAACTCTCAGGGAACAAGTCAACAATGTTCTTGTTTTCTTCAAGGTTCTCAAGATACTCACGGGGAACCAGACCATAGTAAGTCAGCAACAATACCTTTTCATCCTGGTACTGGCTTACCTCTTGGGTGGGTTCTAGGTCAGTGTCTTCATAGGTGGGCGTAATGTCTACTTTGCGATAGATGCCACGCTCAATGCCTTCAACAATCTTATGAATAGAAATGTATTTCTCAATTGCCACCCCCATACAGTCATCAACTGAGGTTCCATTGGGGTCGAAAAGGAAGTTTTTTGGATTAACAGGGGAAATCTTGACTGAAATCCTGTCTTTTTCCACTACGCCAATGGCGGCTTGTCCCATTTGCCCAGGAATTGCCTGAGTAGAGGGTACAAACTGCTTTTCAGTCTTAACGACAATCTCGCCAATGCCTGTGCCGTAGATTTCTGCCATCAACTCAATGGCATCAATGGATTTACGAATCTTGTCCCGCTTGAAATCCTCCATCAACTGGGCTTTTAGGACTCCAACATCAATTGGGTTGTTGTTCACATCCCGAATGTCATCTTGAATGTCAAAGAACTCGCCTTGACCAAAGATAGCTTCCATGATCTCAGCATGGCGAGTCTCAACTGCTTGTTGTGTGGCAGGGGTTACGATGCGTGAACGCTCAGACTCACGGGTTTTGTCTTCAGATGCCCACTGTCCACGAAAGATTCGCTCGTACTCAAGCCAATCGGGAAGGAAGTTGGTATCTCTGTAGTCACGCCAGCGGTTGCAATGGTCAGTAACAAAATCAGTCAGTTCTTTATCAGCCTCAGTAGGCTCATAAAACTCATTTTGCTCTAGCTTTTCTTGCTTATCTGTTGCCATTAAACCCCCGATATGATGTCTACAGGCTCCCACTCTTCATCTTCTTCACTCTCAAAGTAAGATGTTACAGCCAATTGATCGATATAACTCAAAGCATCAGGAAGGTCATCATGTACGCCATTGGCAGGAAACATCAAGAGTTGGTCAGTGAAGTCATCCCAATCTTCCTCTGAGTTC